ATCTTACCATTACTTGGCGCAAGCACATGGAGAACAAAAGTATTTTCCATGATGCACGATGCAGAGAAAATCATTGACGAGCAATGGTCACAATCTAATTATAAATGTGGAGGCCATATCACAATGGCTTGTGAAGGAATGGATGGTGAAGAGATTCGCAAAGCAGTACGTAAAAACATGGGAATCTTTTATGCTCTATTCAGAAAACGTTTATCAAACGGTTACTGCAAGCATAATATTTTAATGGAAACTAGAACAGGAGGAATGTCTAGATACCAAGCAGTATTAGTTAAATCTAGCACAATAGAATTCAGACTGATATCAAAATTTCAAACTGTTAAGCAGATGATGAGACGATACGAACTATGCTACGAGTTGATGAATTTCTCTATCAACAATCCTAACGGAAGCCATGGTTCTTTCCTTAAGAAAATTACACCAATCATTGTATCGATGTATGAAGGTGACATGTCTAAAGTTGCGTACATCTTAGACTTAGCAAAGCACATGAGAAAGTACTTGACTACAGGAAAGGTAAACAGACAGGTAATTAACTTTATTGACCCTGCTCGTAATATGAATGCGACAGACTGTTACGACAGAGAGTTACTGAGAAACGGATACCGAGCATAGCATCCGAAAATCCTAAGCAAGATTTAAAACTGCTTTCTGTATCTAGGTGTGTACCTAGGCTGACGATTCCAAAAGGATGAAACAGAAACCTTAAAACTATTACCAATGAAAAAAGACCCGTATAACTTATTATTTACGATTATCGGAAAGACTATAATGGTCTGTGTTTGTTTATTCATCTATTCATCTGTGGCTAGACTATGCTACACGATAGCAGTTGATGACGTTAATACTTTTGCACAAGGATTTTTCTTCCTCGTCTTTATAACATTCGTCTCAGCACTAACTTATGTATCAGCAGTATTAATGTTCACCGAATTATTTAAAACCAAAAACTAATCATGAAAAAATCATTCAAAGTATTCAGTAGATTAATGGCCATATCATTCGCCATAGTAATACTAATAAACCTAATGTCTTGCGGAAGTACTAGACAATGCAAGAAGCTACCTACCTATGGTTGGTACAAATAGGCTGAAATCCGAGATACTCAGCTATCAAGTGATAGGAGAAAGTGTCTTAGGAGTCATTTATGAAGGCCGATTTTCGGCCAAAACAGTAATAATCACTAAAATCAATCAAATCACCATGGAAAGACAGAATTACTATAACGTTAGATATTTGGGAAAACTGATAAAAGTTATCCCTGCATATTCTAAATGGCAGGCAATCGACAAATTGTATTCAGAAAAGATTCAAGCGAATCCTATGATGGATAGAAAATTATTAACCGCAGTAAAAACTAAAAATTAAGATGGGAACAGAATTTACATGGACTGAAATCAAAGTAGAACGTTACGCACAATACTACTGTAACAACGAGAAATGGTTTAGCTACAATGGAACAGAGAAATCTCAGAAGAGGTTGTATGATTTCAAGCAAGCCTATACGGAAGAGGTTGCGAATACACGAGCCGAAAACGTAACGAAAGCATTAGATATCCTAAAGAGGGAAGGATACCAAGTGTCTAAATTAATTGAAATTGTTCCCGAAAAATTATTAAATAAATAGATATGAAACTAGAAACTGTAAAAATTAAAATCTGTACTGATAGTCTAGATCAATACCACATTGACTGTCCAAATTGTGACATGTGGGAATCGTTAGGCATTGATGACCCAAGACACATGCTGAATGCATTACCACTCATTGAATGGGTTGAAGAAGGTGAGGGCGCAGAAGTTAGCATTCATGAATGTTCTGAATGTGAGGCACGCTTTAATGTTCAATGGGATTATACTAATATAAAAGATGAACACATATGAATTATGACAATTGGAAGTTAGCATCACCTGATGAATATTATCAGGTAAGTAGATGTTGTGGCGCAGAAGTTGAAGACCCAACAGAGGAAGAACTCGAAGAGGACTTTGAGCATGAATACAAGTGTGTAGAATGCAACGAAGGTTGCGAAGTACAAGACTTAGATGAATACCAACAAGACAGGCACGAATCTTATTTAGAAGACTGTGCCGATGACGAAAGACATGAAAGAAACCTAGGTAGCGACTAGGTTATGTCTAAATTTTGTTGTATCTTTGTATAAATCAATCAGAGGTCTGTGTCTTCAAAGACACTCCTCACAAATCAAATCAAATTATGTGTGTTATTATCATTAAACAAAAAGGTAATGTGATGTCAAGGGAAATCGCCAGGACATCATCAAAAATTAATCCTCACGGATTAGGAATCGTATGGCTAGATACTTTCGAGGTCAGCTATCACAAATCAAAAGAGTACAAATTACTATTGACAGAGAGACCATTCATTGCTCACTTTAGGTACGCAACTGTAGGTAAGGTAGGACTGTCAAACACTCACCCATTTACATGCGGGAACAACAAGGACGAACTGCTAATGCAGAACGGAACTATCAAGGGCATCGGAACAGATGCAATGTGCGATAGTAAAGTATTAGCTATCTCACTTGGAAACATTAAGAGGCAGGATTGGAAGACAGAACTAGAGCAATACGACTCAAGGTTTTGTACCATTAACCTTAGGACTAGGTCATTCCAAATTTACAATCGTAATCTATATACTTATAGAGATGGTGTTTGGTATTCTAAAACAAATGTATTGCAGGACAATTTGGTTGCGGTGTACGGAACTCTTAAGAAAGGGTTCAGCAACTACCATGCATATCTTACGAACTCAAAGCACTTAGGTAGCGGAGTAACAAAACAGAAATATCCATTGGTTGTTAACGGGTTACCTTACTTACTACCACAAGTAGGAGTAGGCCACAACGTAAAGGTTGATGTCTTCAAAGTAAGCGACTTAACTTTTAAGAAGTTAGATAGCTTAGAAGGTCATCCAAGATGGTACAAGCGAGAAGAAATAGAAATCAATATGGATGGCAAACCAAACCTTACTTGTTGGGTTTACTTTAATCCTATAGAGGTTGATGAGAAAACAGAATTTGTTCAGTCTTTTGAGTACACTAAATTTCAACTCCAACAAACGGCAGGAGATGTGCAAGATGATTTCGCATCTGAATCTGAAGACCCAAATCAATACCAATATGATATTGATTGGAATGATAATGAATTTCCAACGAATGAAACTCCGACATGTATAGATTGCTTTGGCGATGTAGAGCATGATGGGTTTAGCAATTATTACTGTTCCTCTTGTGGTGGGTGGTTCAAGGAAGACGAGGTCTTGAAATATCAAGAGTAGTCTTAAAGGGTAGTGTCTTCAAAGACACTATCCTCCGTATCAAGATGTTTGTCTTGGCTGATGATTCCATAAGGATGAAACGGAAACTAAATACTTTTATAATGTTAGAAAAAATTATAGCAAACCTAGAGCGAACAATAAAAAATGGAGGTAAGCTAGAGGTTATTACTGTATTAAAAAGAAAACTAAAAGAACTAAAAAAAAATCGAAAACATGAACTATAGCGAAATACAAAAACTAAAAAAATCAGAGTTAAGAGAATTACTAGCAGTTGCTAATATTAAGTTAGCTACATTAGAGAGAGCGAACGCCACATTATTAGCTGATGTCCCTGCTCCTCTTGTCGTTCAATTCCATAATCAGATAACGGAGATGGGTTTCAAGACATCAACCGCAGTAGAGTCTTGGAAAGACACAGACAAAAAATTAATTGACGGTTATTGGTACGTAAAGATATCAGACTTATAAATAGGTTATGTCTAAATTTAGTATTATATTTGTTTAATCAATCAACAAAATCAAATCAAATGGCAGAATTAATTATGAGCGAAGGCACGGTAGTGCCTAACGCAGACGTAAGCACCTTAAAGAAGATGCAAAAGTTAGTACAAGGATACATAGAATTTGTATACCTAGCTGATGGAAAAATACTTGTAGTAAACGAAGACGGAAGAGGGAATCCCTTCTTCAGACTTAATGTTAAGGCCTCAGAAATTGCAGGACAAGACATTGTAGGAGATGCAATTCTCATGGAGAAACACGAAATAAACTAACCATGAGAAATACGATACTAGAAGAAATCAGCAAACAAAAATTTACCACGAAAGATGGTAAGTATATCCAACGACTTCAACAGATGTTGGACTTACCTGAATACTGCGTCAAGCATTTTCAAGACACAGGTTCAATCACTCCTATTCCCGCATTCCTTTTACAATACACGGATACAATACTTCATCCTAAATGCACCAATGTTGTGACATACATAGGAGGTCATTACATTCAAATGCTAAGCGATGGAAAGTATTTTATCAATCAACACGCTGCAGGGAACATCTTATACAGGAGAGGTAGATATTCAAAATATTTACATAAACTAGAATTAATCATATTTAATAATATAACATGAGTAAAGAAAGAATCGAAGCAGTAACAGACGAGGTTTGTGAAATGCTATTAGAAAAGAATGATGCGTATGGTAACTCAGCACTTGAGCCAATAAACGTATTTAGTAAGGGTAATGCAACGCAATCATTGTGTGCAAGAATAGATGACAAGTTAGCTAGAATTCAGAATGTCGGGCTAACATCAGAAACAGAAGATACTTTGTTTGACTTAGCAGGCTATTTAATATTACTTATTGTCGCACTCAAAGACGAAGAAGAGAAATCGGAAGATGAGATTAATCACTCAGATAGTTATTACTTCCACAAAAATCAATCATCAACAATCAGACAAAACAACTATGAAAAACCTTTCGGAAAATAAAGACACGGTGTCGTATCCAATTAGACACGATAGTGTGTCTTCAAAGACACAACCGAACATTGTTAGCACGCTAACAAAATTATTTGAATCATTCGGCGAGATATATAAAGCTGACTTTAACCCCTTAAACAAAGAAACAAAATGAAATTAGATGTATTTAATAACTATGTAGCAGAGGTCTGTAACCGATTTGCCATAGATGAGGAAACCTTATTTGTTAAATCAAAACGAAGAGATATAGTAGATGCAAGACACTTACTATATTACTTATGTTACACAAGACCAATGCGAATTGTATACATCCAAGAGTACATGGCTGACAGAGGGTACACTATAAACCATTCATCAGTAATTCACGGAATCTCTATTGTTGATGGCAAGCTTGACACAGATAATGATTACGTAGAAACGGTTAAAGACATTCAAAAATGCAGTATACTTTAGAAGATATATTCCAACAAGCAGTAGAGGATAATTACTCAGTCGAACTAAACGGTAGAGGATATGAGGCAAGGCTTGTTTACGGAATTAAAATCGTAAGAGATAAAGAAACAGAAGACGTTGTTATCTACAATACCGCAGTAAACGGAAGCTATTATCACGAACTCCCAACCGAGAAAATTAAATTATTTACTGAAAACTCTTGGAGGTACGGAGTATATATATTATCTTTGTCTAACTATCGCTCAAAACTAGATATGATTGAGCATCGTATTAAGACAGAAATCAACGGCAGGAAATCCGAAAAACAAATCACAGGTCTCAAGTCGCATCGAGAAAGAATCCTCGGTAAATACACAGAAGTAAATCAGAAGTTAAATCAATTAAATCAATTCTAAATCAAATCAATTATGACTAAATCAAAACAAACTACGTTTGAAAAGCTATCAGCTATTAACGTGAACTCCAAAGTGGAGAAGAAAAACAACCTTACTTATTTATCTTGGGCTTGGGCTTGGAGCGAAGTAAAAAAGGCATGCCCCGATGCAACCTATCAAATGGGAGAAACTACATACGATGAAGCGTTAGGCTTCATGTGTAATTCTTCTGTAACAATTGAAGGCGAAACATTAGCGATGTGGCTACCCGTAATGAACGGTTCAAACAAGGCTATGAAGAAAGTCTCATACATTCATAAAACAACTTACAAGGAAATAGAGATACAAGCTGCTACATCTTTTGATATCAACAAAACAATGATGAGATGTTTGGTTAAGAACTTAGCTATGTTCGGCCTTGGTATATACATCTATGCAGGAGAGGACATGCCTGAATCAGATGAGCCCGCTATGGTTACTACTCCCGAGCCTCCAAAAAGAAGAAAACCTTTAAAGGAAAACGACAAGAATTGGAAGGTAATAATGGCATGGTGTGAAGAGAACAAGAAGTTAGGTGCTATGCCACTACTTACAAAAGTACAAGACAGAGGTTATATTGTTTCAGCAGTAGTTAAAAGTGCAATAAACGCTATTGTTGATGCTAAGTAATATGGATAGCATATTAGAAAAGCTAAGAGACGACAAGGAATATTATGGAGCATTTGGTAAAACCTATATGTCTAACTCAGACATAGGTACTTTACTTTCTAATCCTACAGAATATGGCGTTAGCTTACCCGACAACACTAACTTTGCCAAAGGCAGATACTTTCATCAACTAATACTTGAGCCATCTAAAGCTAAGGATGTAGTCTTTGTAGAATCCTCATCGAGGAATACTAAAATATACAAGGACTATATTGCAGAGGCAGAATTAGAATTTGCATTACTAGAAAAGGAAGGCGAAGAGATTCGAGGTCTTGTTACCAAAATGATGAGTAACCTAGATATGTATGAGATGATAAGAAACTCAGACAATGAATATGAAGTACCTGCCGTGGGAGAAATCAAAGGCAGGATGTGGAAAGGCAAAGCAGACATTGTAGGTTCTTCAATGCTTTATGATATCAAAACTACATCCAAGATTGCAGATTTTAAGTGGTCAGCAAGCCGTTATAATTATGATTCTCAAAGCTATATTTATCAAAAATTATTTGGGAAGCCTCTTATTTTCTTGGTAATAGATAAGCCAACAGGCATGATGGGTGTTTACAGACCAACAGAAGAGTTTCTAAAAAGAGGAGAAGCTAAAGTAGAGAAGGCTATTGAGGTGTATGATAATTTCTTCGGAGATAATCCAACAGAAGATATAAGCTCATTTTACTATGATGAATTTCTTTAAACCCATAGTGTCTTTGAAGACACTATTAACTAAAAACAAAAGGCGTGTGATGTGGTTGGAAGCTCCAATGGACTGCAAAACACGTAAGGAGAAAGATAATCTAATCCTAAATACAATCAACATATTGGAGCAAAACGTAAAAATCAATTAATTATGCAACAAGACGAAAAAATTTTCGCAGATGGATTCTCTTTTAAGAGAAGAGAAGGTGCTCCCGAGTTTGTTATCGGAAGACAATCAATCAAGGTAGATGAAGCAGTAGCTTTTCTAAAGGCCAACGTAAAGAACGGATGGGTCAATCTTGATATCAAACAATCAAAAAAAGGAACTTACTACTGTGAGTTAGATACATGGGAAGCAAAGCCTCAAGCAACTGCTAAACCACAAGCGGTAGAGCCTGAAACAGGTGACGTACCATTCTAATCCTTTTACAATAAAAACGAGGGGAGGACTAACTATCTTCCCCTTTTTTTATCTAATAAAGTGTGTCGAATAAACCAATATTAAATCCCTTACTACCACAATGACTATAAAACATAAATATTACTTCTTACATATTACGTAAAAATAATAGACATTAACGACACCTATACTGAAAATCAATCACTTACAAATCTATAATCAACATAAATCGACAAAAAAATGACATATAACGTCACAATCTTCAAAAACATTAAAGAGACTGAAGCACCGTTTCATAGAGAACTATCTTACATACTAAAGAGAATAAAGGATGGAGCAACAAAAGACTTAGTAAAGAAAATACGAATTGAAACTAATAAGACAGAGAGGAACGAACTAAAGAAAAACCTACCTGCTATTTGTTTTAGCGGAATGTTCAACAAACGAAATGATTCTTCGCTAATGGAACATAGTGGAATCATATGTTTGGACTTCGATGGATATCCAAAGAAGAAACTTCTACTAGAACATAAGGCAACTTTAACAAGGAGCAAATATGTTTACTCTGTATTTATATCACCATCGGGTAATGGACTTAAGGTTTTAGTTAAAGTACCAACTGATGTAGACAATCATAAGAACTATTTTAATTCATTAGACAGACACTTCGATTCTGAATACTTCGACAAGATGTGCAGTAATGTATCTCGAGTTTGTTATGAATCATATGACCCTTTACTTCACGTAAATGAAGGTTCATTGTTATGGGATAAAATAGAAGAGCCTGAATATGTTGAGGTAAATCAAACAACTGATGCTCCAAGTATACCAATCACGGATGAGAATAAAGTAGTAGAGATATTAGTAAAGTGGTGGGTAAAGAAATATCCAATGGTTGAAGGACAAAGAAATCAAAACGTATTTGTTTTAGCTATGGCCTTTAATGACTATGGTATTAATAAATCATTAGCAGGATATGTTCTTAACCAATACATAACTGCGGACTTCACGCAGTCAGAGATTAATAGAACTATAGATTCGGCGTATGCAAATACATCAAACTTTGGTACTAAGTATTATGAGGATGAAGACAGAATCAATCAGATTAAGATTAAGCTAAAACGTGGCGTATCAAAAAAAGAAATCCGCTATCAACTGCAGGAGTCAAATGTTGATAGCGAGACAATAGATTCGGTTCTTGATAGAGTCGAGAAAGAAAACTCCATAGCTGATTTTTGGACTAAGACAGATAAAGGTGTTATCAAAATAGTACACGTTTTGTTTAAGCAATTCCTTGAGGACAATGGATACTATAAGTTTTGTCCCGAAGGAGGGAAGAGTTACCTGTTTGTTTGTGTTACAAATAATTTAATATCACATACATCAGAGAAAGAAATAAAGGATTTTATACTAGGACACTTAATTGAGTTAGATGACTTAAGTATATACAACTACTTCGCTGACAACGTAAGGTACTTTAGAGAGGAATTCCTGACACTTCTAGGAACAATTGACATCTACTTCATCGCAGACACAAAAGAGGCCTCTTACCTGTACTATCAGAACTGTGCAGTTAAGATTACTAAGAGTGGAATAGAGTCTATTGATTACATAGACTTAGGAGGTTATGTTTGGAAAGACCATGTTATAAATAGAAAGTTTACCGAGTGTGAGATGGTTAGTGATTACAGGACTTTTATATCAAGAGTATGCGGAGATGATGAGGCGAGAGTAAGAACAATGGAATCAACTATTGGCTTTATGATGCATGGATATAAAAACCTAAGCTACTGCCCTGCAGTAATACTTAATGATGAAATCATATCAGACAATCCCGAAGGAGGAACAGGCAAAGGTGTTTTTATGAATGCATTGTCTCAGATGAAAAAAGTAGTAATCATAGATGGTAAGCAGTTTGCTTTCGAGAAATCATTTCCTTATCAAACGGTATCAGCAGATTCACAAATATTAGTATTTGATGATGTGAAGAAACACTTTGACTTCGAACGATTGTTTTCAGTAGTGACCGAAGGTCTTACCTTGGAAAAGAAGAATAAAGATGCAATCTCTATTCCGTTTGCAAAGTCTCCAAAGATTGCCATTACAACTAATTATGCTATCAAAGGTTCGGGTAATTCATTTGCTCGTAGAAAGTGGGAGGTAGAACTATTTCAACACTACAATAAAAACCATACTCCTCTTGACGAGTTTGGTAAACACTTTTTTGCAGATTGGAACGAAGAGGATTGGTGCGGTTTTGACAACTACATGATTAACTGTTTACGAACTTACTTAGGCACAGGACTTATTAAAGGAAAGTTTGTCAACTTAAAAATAAGACAACTCTCAGCAGAAACATCTCACGACTTCATCGAGTGGTGTGGATTGGTTCAAGGTCATTCAGCAAATACTTCATTAGAAATTAATGCAAAAGTAATGAAGCAAGACTTATACTTCGACTTCATCGGAGAGTATCCCGATTATGGGCCGAAAGCTAAAATGACTATCAGTAGAACAAGATTCTATAAGTGGTTAATTAGTTATGCTTTATTCACTACAGGTCAGCAACCCGAAGAAGGAAGAGACCCAACAGGAAGATGGTTAAGAATTAAACCAAGAGTATTGCCAACACAATCAGAAATGTTTGATGCAAATGGAAACTGATGTAATAGAAAGACGACTAGGCTTTTCAAATGAGATGATGTACAATCAATGCTCTTTGTTAGCAAACATCGTTAATAAAACTGAAGAGGTAAAAGTCGGTAGAGGAAAGAGTGCTAAGGTTATTCATAAACTGAAATACACCACCGACAAAGCATCTCTAGATAGAATAAACAGAAGCGTTGAACATTATAAGAATCTAATGGAATCTAAAAAATCAAAAATAAAACTAAGAGAATACCAAAAACAAATAAGTAGAGATGCTTGCTTAAAACTATACACAAATGGATTTGTATATCTTGCTATGGAGGTAAGGACAGGCAAGACCCTAACAAGTTTAAGTATGGGTGTGCTTACAGGATGTAAGAACTTATTGTTTATTACAAAGAAAAAAGCTATCAGTAGCATCGAATCAGATTATGATTTACTAGCTCCTGACTATGAGATAACAGTAATAAATTACGAGAGTATACACAAATTACCCGAGTCGGGTAATTATGATATGATAATTCTTGACGAAGCGCATGGCATGGGAGCATTTCCTAAACCAAGCAAAAGAGCTAAGCAGGTAAAAGAATTGATTGTAAAAAACAAATCATATGTTGTTTTACTTTCGGGAACTCCAACTCCCGAGTCTTATAGTCAAATGTATCATCAAGTATATGGAATCCCTAAAAATCCTTTTACTTCATTCAAAAACTTTTACAGGTTCTGTGATGAATATGTTAACGTTACTGACAGAAAGATAAATGGCTTAATGATTAGAGACTACTCTAAAGGTCTAGATAAAATTGTAGAAGCCATGAAGCCACATACGATTAGCTATTCTCAGAAAGAAGCAGGGTTTAAAGTAAATACTCGGGAGCACACATTGTATGTTCCTATGAGTGAACTAACATATAAACTAACATCAACATTAAAAAGAGATTTAGTTATAGAGGGAAAAGAAGAAACCATATTAGCAGATACTCCTGTTAAATTAATGATGAAGCTACATCAAATGTTTTCGGGAACTGTTAAATTTGAGTCAGGCAACTCTACTATACTAGACTTATCTAAGGCTGAATATATTTATGACAACTTTGGAGACGCAAAAGTTGGAATATTTTATAAGTTTAAAGAAGAACTTAAAGCTCTCATGCAGGTTTATGGAAAAGAAAACTTAACCACAGAGCTTAGTGTCTTTGAAGACACAAATAAAAGCATAGCCTTACAGATAGTTTCGGGCCGGGAAGGAATTTCTTTACGCAAAGCTGAAGCATTAGTTTACTACAATATAGATTTTAGTGCTACAAGCTATTGGCAATCAAGAGATAGAATGACAACTAAAGATAGATTAGAAAGTGATGTGTATTGGATATTTTCAGAGAAGGGAATAGAAAAACAAATCTATGCTGCCGTAAGTAAGAAGAAGGACTACACAGTCAGACACTTTAAAAGAGATTTATTATCTTAGCTGAATGGCAACAGAGCAACAGATACAGAGTAAAAGAATCAAACAATTAGAAGAAAAAGGTTACTATGTTCTTAAATTAATCTCTACCAATAAAAATGGAATCCCTGATATTTTAGCTATACCGCCTGACTCAAATGTATTGTTTAGTGAGGTTAAAACACCCAAGGGCAGGCTTTCAAAACTGCAGGAATATAGATTAAAAGAGCTAGAAACTTATGGATTCAAAACAGAAGTATATCGAGGATAGTAGATTCGAAGTAGAGGATTGGTTTGCAGAGAAGATGGCTCGTTTAGAACATGAAACACAAAACGAAATCATTTACTCTATCGCTACGCATATTCATTTCTTTCCTAAAGAAGAAGGATGGACTCAAGAAATTTACGGGGTAGTAAAAGAAGTAAATTTATTTTACGCTCTTGAATACCTAAACGAAAAAGGAAGTATACCTATCGTTTGTGATATACATTTTGTAGATTCAGATGAGTACTTAGACGCAATATTACAAAAGAAAACAATCGAGACATATGAAATCAAGAATACCCGCCCTACCAAAAGAAGTAAATTTAATTATAAAATTAACGAATGAAGTTTATAAATGCAACTTACAAGATTCAGGCAGACAAAGAAATAATGTAAACGCAAGAATGACATGCTCTTATGTTCTTAGACAAAGAGGATATGTTCTTTCACAGATAGGAGGCTTTTTAAATAAAGACCACGCAACCATTCTTCATTACTTAAAAAATGTAGATTGGTATTTAAAAACAGATAAGATTTTTCTTTCTTGCTTTCAAAGAATAACCGAAGAATTCAATAATGACTTTAATCCTGTACACGCTATGGCCTTAGAGGAATTAAAAAAAGAAGTTTTTTCTTTGAGAACCGAATTAAAAGAATTAAATTTGGAAGTAGCAGGACTAAAACTCGCTCTATCTGAGACTAATAAATCTAATGGTCGTGTTGAAGTTCTTGTTGATATGGTTAAACAAAGAACGAGATTAGGAACAGAACGAGAAATAGAAGGCAAATTGCACAGATGGTACAATGGAGTATACAATTAAAGATGTAGAAAAAATTACTGAGTTTAAGACTTGGACTGTAAAGCAGAAAACAGATGCTTTACTTTATATTGATTGCAATCAGTATTGTAACCTAGGCAAAGAATCTTCTAAGACAGAAAAAGAATTAGTTAAAAAACAATCTAAAAAAATATATACCTTAATTAAAAGAGTAGACCATGCAATGGGAGAGCTTTTTTTACAGTCTATAGACAAGAGGTAAAGAACATGCAAAAATCACCATCAGCTTATGATAAGGAACGACTAACTCACATCAACCTTCTGATGGATAACATCCACGACTGCACCGCCGAGATTTACGAATCGCTAGTAGACCGAGAGTTTAACAATCTAAAACTTGTAATACCAAATCTAATATCGCAGTTAAAAGAAATACAAAGCTCGATAGAAGATGATATTTAAAAAAAAACAAGAAATTAGACCAAGGATTAGAGACAATAAAAGGGTAGCATACGAAAACATTACATCAGAGGAGCGAAGAATACTTATCATAGGAGATATTCACGCTCCTTTTACGTTAGAAGGTTATCTTGAGCATTGCAAAGAAACGTATGCAAAATTCAATTGCAATCAGACAATTTTTATAGGAGACATTTTGGATAATCACGCTTTTTCATATCATGAGGCAGACCCGAACGGTTATTCTGCAGGCACAGAGCTTGAGATTGCTATAAAAATGATTAAAGAATGGTACGATTGTTTCCCCGATGCAGATGTAATAATTGGGAATCACGATAGAATGGCATCGAGAAAAGCAATGTCAGGAGGAGTGCCATCTGAATGGATTAAGTCTTATAATGATGTTTTAAAAACCCCTAAGTGGAATTGGACAGAGAGAATTGTTTACGATAACGTTCAATTTGTTCACGGAGAAGGAGGTACTGCAAGAACTAAATCAAAGAATGATATGATGAGTACTTGTCAAGGCCATATTCATACGCAGGCTTACGTTGAGTGGTCAGTTGGCAGAAATTTCCGTGTATTCGGAATGCAATGCGGCTGCGGAGTTGACTCTAAAAGTTATGCGGCTGCCTATGCAAAGAACTTTAAAAAGCAAGCAATTGGCTGCGGAGTTATAATAGGAGGACATACTGCGATAAACTCTTTAATGAATCTATAGATGAATCGTAAGGTTGTAATCATATTGATTTGCCTTTTATTATTAAACAGTTGTGGCCCTTTTAAAAAAATACCTAAAGATTCGCCAAAATACGCACAATGAGATTTGAATCAGAGGTAGACTTGTCACGAGAACAAAAGGCTATAAAAACATTTGTAAATACATTTCAAGGCTCGTTTAAAAAACTAGACCCTAATGATATAGACTTTAGAGTGTTTGATAAAAACGGAGATATGATTGCTTATGCCGAAGTTAAAGGTCGTCTTAAGAAATATAAAGATGCCTTTCCTTTGCCCGTAGCAGCAAGAAAACTTGTTAAACTAGCGGACAAAAGACTTAACCCTGTTATGATATGGGCTTGTGACGATGGTATTGTATATGCAAAAGTAAATCAGATAAGCGGTACAATAAGATGGGGAGGCAGGCTTCCACGTAAAGGTTCTTACAATGACCAAGAACTAATGATATATTTTAACAGTACAAGTAGTTTTAAATATATTTCCTACTGACCACCATATATACTTTTCATTAACTCTTTATTCATTTGTTCCATTTGATAATTAACATCTGTAGTCTTATCAATTTTAGGATACATTGTTTTGTATAACTCAGGGAACAGTTTCTTTACATCCGATTTATTCATACCCTTATTAACAGGTTTTTTCATCATATATCCCGGTCTGTAAGACTTGGTTATACCCATTAAGTCATAAATATTTTCGTCTGAAAAATCTCCACCAAAAGTTTTAAATAAAGCAACAGGAGCAGTTGTTTGAACACCCGCAGCTAATTCCAATACAGGAACTATTACTTTAGCAACAGATGCCTCACCTTTCTGAGCCTCTACAATACCTTTACTTACTCTTCTAAAAACATTTGTAAACGGATTCACACCTTCACTAACAGGTCTACCTTTGTTACTTAAAGGTGTGTCTGCATTATTTAGAGCTTCTTCAATTGCAGCTCCTATTAAAGGTATTTGATAAACTAACGAAAGGCCTGTTGCAGCTAATTTAACTTGTCTCCAAGCTTCATCTCTTTCTTCGTCATTACCTCTTAGTATAGCTCCTGAATATGATGCCATGGTAAACATAGCATTGGCAGCCGACCAAGACAAAGCTAAAGCTCTAACGTCTTTTGTAAGAGGAACTTTCTTTTGAGCAACTTGCGAGTATATATTATTAGATGAACTCATTACTTTATTCATAAGTAAAAATATTGTACTTCCAAACATTGTAAAGAACCTACTACCTGTGTCCGTACCCTGTTGAACTCCAACTTTCTCAGAAGCTCTTCTTGTTTGTTGTGTTGAGTTATATTCGTTAAACTTTTCAAGAGCTAAAGCTGCATTCATTCCGTTTTTAATATTTCTATTGTAAGCTGCTTTATAACCAAGTACACCTAAAATATCTCCTGCAACAGTATTAAATCCTGCTGCCGTATCAAAACCACGAACACCTTTACCTAATTTATCTTTTCTGTTTTTATATTTAGGAGCGTTTCTTCTTCCACCTGATTCTAATCCAAACGTATCTCCTTCTAAACCTCTAACTAAACGATTCTTAAAAGTACCTGACATTGCTTTAGCTTCTCTTATTTGTTTTGGAAGAGTTGCTAAAACCGCAGCATAATCTAACGCCATTCCTACCATATCTATTGCAAGGTCTACTCCCGGAATTATTGTCGTCTTTCTTCCTAAGTAACTATACTCTTCAAAAGCTTGTATAAATGAAGATGCTTGCTTAACTACTTGAATAGGTTTAAATGATAATGCATAATTTACAAATCTACCTTGCAACCAACTTGTAGCATCTGCATCCATTTTAGGGCCTGCAGTAGGATTAATCATATAAGATAGACTACGAGAGAAAAGTTTGTCAGTTGCAGTTTCTCTTAAAAGAGTATTAATTGCAGGGGATTTTAATACAGTATTCATTTGTTTTACTGTAAGAGCATAAGCTTTATACCTTTCCATTGCTTGAATGTGGTCTTCAACTACTTCTGAAAAATCAAAACCTAGAGCTATATTCCCTGTAACATCTGTTCTGTCTTTAAGAGAAGGAGCAAACTCTGCAGAAAATACTTTAGCAAAGTCTCCGCTCAACATATCAGCAGCCGTAACTGTACCGCTTAAAGTCATAGTAGGAAAATAGTTCTCTACTTTTCTTAAACCAATATCGTTTGCTTGTATGTATACTTCATTTACACTTTCAAAATAAAAGTTACTAAAGTAATCCATTACCATGTCAGACATAATCATATTGTCTTCCCCTACAAACTCTTCTAATTGTTGCATCTTAGCCGGTGTGAATCCCTGTGCTCTTAGCTTATCTCTTTGGATTTTGTTTTTCTCTAATGAAAGAAGTCTTAAAGCCTTGTCTTTAGTTATGGCTTTCTCATCATATGTATTGTCTGTCTTTGAATTTCTTACATTAAGAATACTTATTGTGTCTTCACCCAAAGAATACTTCCAATCTTTCCAAGTCTTAAAGCCAAGCTTCTCAGCCATAGCATTTATTTTGTCCTCTTGAACAAAAACTCCTGTGTAATATCTTTCGTCCGCTCTGTTTATACCTTTATAAACATAGTCTTGAAACATGTTACCTCTAGTTCCTCTGTCTAATACATTTGCTAATGTTCCAAAATGAACACTTGTATTACGTAAGTATTTTTTTAAACCTGTTGGCTCATACTTTTGGTCGGCTGCAAATTCTGATAAGAATTCTGTAATCCCTTTAAATAAACCTTTATCGGATAGTGATTTTCTTATACTTGCTTTTGCGTTTTGTAGTTCATTACCTTCTAAAAGCTTTCCGTTTTCACCAAACAGTTCAGGAAAGTCTCTTTCAATCTGAGCATCAAACTCTGCTACAATTTTCTCAGTTTCAGCTCTTCTTAATGCTCTTCTGTTATTTAATCTAGCTATAGATTCTTTTGCAGTAGCCTTGGTGTCTGCTAAAACTTGCTCTACTTGATAGTAATCCATTGCTGCTATGTCAGCATAAGTATCATATGCTAATTGCTTGTCCAACAAAAATCTTTCTTCAGAAGATATTTTCTCCTTGTTCGCTAACTTTTGATTTATTACATCTATTTGGTCAGCGTTAATGCTTTTATCAAAAGCAGTTAATCCATCTATATCATTAGCAATAACCATATCTAAAACTTGCTTAGAATAAACAAAATACCTTTGTCCATAAGCATCTACTCCTTTGCCACGTATCTTACCACTTTCAGTTTTTTTGAATTGGGCTTTCTTTTTAACAGTAGCTAATAAGTCTTTAATCATATTGGTTCTTATAGTCTCTCTTATAGTAACTATATCTTCCATTAACAATAAAGCTTTTCCTTTAAAGTTTTTTTGATTTGTAGAGTTAATTGTTCTTAGTAATTTATCTACTTGACCTTTTGTGTATTTGGTATTCTTAGGTAAAAGTTTTCTAACTATATTTCTTAATCGTTTTTGAGCGTCAATAAGATTATCAGCACCAATCTTTTGTTGTTTAAGATTGTTTCTAATTTCAGCGATTTCTTTACTAACTGTTGTGTTTGCTCTAGTACCTAATACTCTATCAAAACCTACACGTAATTCTTGCTGAGTAACTTCTGCTTGAACCTTATAGATTGAACTTTCCAATAATAAGTCTTGTGCTTTTTGTCTTACCTCAGCTAACGTTCTTTTTCTAGGATTTGGAATTGCTTTGCCTGTTTCACTATCAAGAAGCACACCATCACTTTCTACTGTTGTGTTTGCGTAATCATTTACTTTGTCTTTTAACTCGTTAAACAAAGCTCTTCCAACATTTACACCACCTTCAACATTAGTAAATTCTAAAGGCATTTCAAGAAACGCATCAATATGAACTTTCATAGCAGTATTAATTGCTTTAGCAGGAAATTTTCTATTCTTTAAAACAACTCTAATTGAAGCATCACTAAACCCATTCAGCCTGCCCTGTTCTATAATACCCTGCATTGATTGACCACTACTGAAAGCGGCTTCGGGATTTTTCATCTGAATCAACTGAGCATCAGTCATCTTTAATTTCTTTCCTGCAAAGATGTCTGCGAGTGCAGTACCTAGGAATTCATCTAAAGAGAGGGCTTGAATCTGTGCAGGAGTTAGGTCATTAGATAGACTAAATTGTTCTTTAATTGATTTCCAAATACCAAGCAACCATTCCTGAAACTTAGACCTTAAAGATGCATCTGCAATACTTTGGCCCTTATTACCAATAAGAATTGCCATGGCTTCATTGGTAGCTTTTTTAATGTCACCGTTGAATATTACTAACTGTCTAGCAAACTCTGCGTCTTGCTGCACAAGCTCTGCTCCTTTATTATAAATAGCAGTTCCTTTTTTAGTAGTCTGTAAGTAGTCTGTCCATACGTGCCCCATCTCGTGGATAGCAGTATTAAATAATTGAGAATCTGAATTATGTGTTTGTGGATTTATATAAATATCTCCATCAACTGTAACACCATAAATTACTTCGTTCCCTTTTAGGTATACTTTAACTCCGGGAGATTGTATTACATTTTGAAAGGTAGCTGCATCAGTAGATATAGCGACACTTGGAAAAGACACATTTAAAAAGTTTATTAGTTTTGTTGAGTTCTCAATGTTACCTTCTGTTACTGCACCTATAAATTCTAATCCGGGAAGTCCGTTCTGAACACCAACCGTTTCAGTTAGTATAGTTCCTACACTTGATGGTTTTAATTGACCTTCTTCTAAAGTCTCTTGTCCTTTTTTCTTTTTACTATTTTCTACTTGTTTAGGAGTAAATGTTTTTCCTTTAGCTTCATCTTTAGTAAGACCAACTATCGCATTATTAAATGCGGTAGGGAATGCATCTTGAATAGGAATCGACTCTTCTAAAACTCCAATGTTTCTTCCCCTAACTCCCCAATCATAATTGGGATGGTTAGTTTTAATTACCTCCGGATTTAACACATCAATACCTTGAATTGCAACCACACTTCTTTGTGGTACATTTTTCATTTGTGGGTCAGTAATTAAATCAGTAATTTCAGAAAGAGACAGTAATGTTCTACTTTCAGCAGGCATGTTTTCTAATAAGATAGAAGGTACTAAAGAATTTGGTTTACCTGCATTAGTTGTTTCTCCTGCTCTGTTAGGAGAACCAAACGCTATAGTCTCTAACAATACTCTACGTGAGGGTAATGTTAATGTTTTTAAAATTTTAGCATCTAAAAGTTGTTCAATGCTTTCAACGCTTTGAGCCTTACTAAGCAACTCTTGTTTTTGTTTAATTGTTTTACTATACGCCTTAGATGTTAATTCAGAAAGTTTAGCTCCCTTTAGACCTATACCTGTTTCTACTGCAGCTTCTAGCTTAGCTATATCAATTGTAGTTTGTTCTATAAACGCCTCTAAAGCTTTTACTTTATTTTCCTTAGGTATCTTGGTAAGATTATCAGCTAAAACTCTAAACGTTGCTTCGTTAGATAGCAAAGAACCTTCACCCATTTTTACAACAGTTAAAGGAACTAATCCGTTGTGTTCAGGATTTTCCTTCCACCACTTCTTAAATAAAGGAATGTTTGCCATATAAACTTCCTCTGCTTTAATAAGCATATCATTGGCTTCTTTTTCTGTAGTGTTAGCCCATGCTGCTCCTTCGTTTCCTTCTGTTTCAGTAAATCCTAAACCACCTTTTAAATCAACAATAACATTTCCTGTTTCAGGATTTGTAATATTACCTGTAGTAAGTTGGTCTGATATAGTAAATACTGTAGGAATACCATTTATAATCTGTAAAGAAGCCGTTGTAACCGGACGGTTTGTTCTGCTGCCTAACTCTTTACCGTCTATAGGAACTCTTTTACCTGAGTTTACAACAGTTTTTTCGTTACCCGACACCATTGCATCCATTCTATTTAATTCTAGCTCTTCAGCTTCAATCTGAATGTCATTATCAATGTTACCGTCTAAGCCTTCTTTCATTCTGAAATCAACTTTAGGCCCGTCATTAAGTGAGTTTTCTAAATCACTAACTTCCTCGTTTAATACTTTTGACTCTGACTTAAGTTTTTTTGATATACCTTTTATTTGTTTTTTTATTTCAGATATATTTTCTTTTACTTCAACAATATTATCTTTAGCCGCTTGTTTTAATTCTTCAATAGCATCTGCCTTCTCTTGCTTAGGCATTTTCTTTTTCCTAGTCTCTGCTATATCAGTTTTAAGTTCTTGTCTTATGCTAAGGATTTCGTTTTGTTGGTCTTCAATCTCTCCTTCAAAACTTGCAACCTCTTCCTCTAAAGGATTTATTTCTAATCCTGACTCTAACGAGTTCTGCCCGTCATCTTGGACGTTGGCTTCTTCGTTAGTTTCTTCGGCAAACTCGTTCTCGAGGAGTACTCGTTCTCCCACCTCTGTGCTATTTTCGGTTTGTTTTGGTGCATCCACCTTCTTTGTGCTTGACTTACGAATGGCATCTTCTTCTTTTTTAGTGGTTATTAATTCATTCAACTCTAATGCAACTGCAGCATCATTGAATACGCTTATGTCTGTACTTTCAATTTCTTTTTGTGATAATGATTTTATCCTTTTAAGAAACTCTTCTTTATTATATCTCTTTCTGATACTTCTACCAAATCGATTCTTTTCTGATATTGTATATCTAGGCACTTCTACTCTTACATCTGTGTCTGACGTTTGTCTTCCTGAAAAAGTTTTAAACTGAAGATTTGTTTGCTTATCTACGCTTCTTAGTGTCTTTGAAGACACTATCTCTGCTAACTCGTTTTTAATCCCTTTGATTGTTTCGCTAAAAATCTCTCTTGAATTAGTTGTTTCTGAAAGTTTTTCTTTAGCAGCTAACAAAGCCATCGTTCTATTTTCTAAAGCAGGGTTATTGCTAAAATCAAACTTGCCTATAGTTACTCCGTTTGTTTCAAGTAAAGTTCTTGCATCTTTTCTAAGACCAATGTTTTGATTTATTCTTTGAGCAGACTCAGGGCTAATCTGTCCTAGTTCAAGCATACCTTGAGTCCAATCCGCAATCTTCTTACCTGAGTAATTTGATTCAGCCATATAAGCTATGTCTTCAAACTGCTCTGCTATAGTTATGTTGTTTACATTTCTTCCATCCATGTACATGTTCATAGCTGCAAAAGGAGCACTCATCCCTACACCACCTATAATTTCATCCATGACCTCAGCCATGCTTTCTTCTTGACCTGCAACTTTTTGTGCTAGGTATTCTCCTAGTCCTTCAGAAATTGGGTCAAGCGTAGCAACACTTGCTAATCCTGCTGCAACTCTTGTAGTCCTAGTTCCTAAAGCTCCTACTTTAAATAATCTACCTGCTAAACCGAATGATATTCTATCAACAACACCTATCGTTAAACCACGAGCTAGTCCTATTCGTTTAGCTTCTGCCCATACTTCAGGGTCTTTAATTGCGTTAACTAATTCATCAGCATCTTGAGGCTTGTAACCTTGATTAGATACTGCTTCATAAAAAGAATTTGTATATTCTAAAGCAACCATCGTAGTAGCAACTCCATTTTTTAATCCATCAATACCACCTGCTATAAGTCCTGCTCCTGTTGTAGCAAAACCTAGAGGCCCTGCGGAAAAACCTGTTGCTCCCATAGTACCACCTACTGCAGCCTCTGCAGTTACTGCTGCTCCTACAATTTTTAAACCATATGGTAACATTTGACTAATTGATTGAGCAGCCATACTCATTGCTATTTCAACAGGGTCATCATAAAAAGCATCCATTCTCTCAGAGTAACTAAGAGCACCATGGTATCTACTTAAAGCTCTTCCTGTTGGTTTACTTTGTTGTATATTTTTTTGATTTACAATATACTCTGCAGCTTCTCGTATTGATAAGTCATCTTCCATATCAACAATACCCATGGACATTGCTAATATTTTTTGATTTGCTTTTCCGTTTGCCCAACCTCCACTCCAAGAACTTGAGAATGAAGCCCAATTATCAACAAAAGTTTTACGTGCGTTTCTATCAACCTTGGCATCAAGATAAGTCTTAGCTACTTCAAATTTTTGTGCAGCATCTGCTTTCCCAAACTCAACCTCAGCATTTCTAACCAATAAGTCGTTTATTCTTATTTCTTCTGCAGAAGTCTTTGGTTTATAGTTTTGTAGTTTTTCTCTACTTACTCCAAACTCTGACAACGTAACTTCGTTAAGAGCAGTTGCTTCTTGCTTGTATACATAGTTAGATTCCGCAGCAATTTTTATTTTACCTTTTAATTGTTTTTCAATTACTAAATCAAAATCTTCTCTTACTCTTCTAAAGTCAGTATCATTTACTGTTTCTCTTAGTTCTTCAGCTTGTAGATTAAGCTTCTCAGTATACTCTAAAATATCTTGTCTTCTTCTTCCGTTTACATATAGAGCACTATATTTTTCTGCATTTTCTTTACTTAAATCTTCTTCTCTAAAAGGCATTTCCTCTGTACCAAAACCACCTTCATCATTGAATACACCTGCGGTTTTTGCAAGGTCATAACGTTGACCTTCAATAAACCTTAGTTCATCCATTATATCTTCATAAGCATCTAACTCAGTTTTGTAAGTGGTATAATCAAGTCCTCGTTCTGCATAAAATGCTTTAGCTTCCCCGTCTACAGTACTTATGTTTTTCCAAGAACCTTCTGCAAATTCTTGTGCTGCTTCTTCTGTGTCAAAATTAAATACCTCACCTCTTTTTTTGGCTTCTTCATAAGCTTCCATTCCGCTTTTTTCCATCCACCATCTTGGGTCACTACCATATGTTTCTCCTTTTGGAAAAAGGGTAGGGTAAACCACTTCTTTACCGTCAATATTTGCTGATTCTAATAATACAGTAGATTCTGTTCCGTCTGCATTAATACGAGCAGTTCTTCGAATATTTGCTATTTTAATAGCATTATCAATTACATCTTGTTCTTCGTCTGATGTTTGTTGATTTTGAGGACGAGCATAATTTGAAACAAAGTTTTTTAATTTTGAAGCCTGTTCTTGAGTAACAGATTCTAAACGACCTTTACCTCCTAAGATTATTGTTTCTCTTTCTACTGAGCCCGGAGCAATAACCTCTAATTTGTTTGCCCCTGCAGCTCTAAAGATAAAACCATAGCTACCGTACATTGATGTAAAGTAATCTACTGCATCTGTTTCAGATTGAGATATAGTTTGTGAAGTTGTGTTTTCTAATGCGTTTACAAAGTCTTCAGTTTTAAGTAATTCGGCTAAATTTGCTTTGCCTATTTCTTTTTCAGCAGCCAATGTTGCAGCCTCATCTGCTTGTAACTGTAAGTTAGCGGGTTCGTTTGCTTTAGTTTCTTGTAAGGTTAATTTAAAGTCAGCAGCCCCTTGATTATTAGCTTCGTCTATTGCTTCCTGTGTAGGATACATGCCTCCTTGTCTTCTGTCATAAGGAGACTCATAATCCGATTCGCCTATATTAGTAGGTACGTATTCAGGTTCTTCACGATTCGCAAAAGCTTCAGGGTCAAATATTGGAATTTGTTCTTGATTAGTCTCTGCTTGCTCCGAAGAACCATTTGCCAAGTTTAATTCCGAATTTTCTTTTTTTTTTACTTCTTCGTTAGCAAGTTGTTGTTCAGCCCAAGCAGATTCAAATGTTGCGAAATCTGTTTCTGTGCTTAAAACTCTAGCTTCTTGTGCTTGTTTGTGCATAAAAAGTTTTTGCTCTTCAGTTGATTGCGCAAATTCCTCAAACGAAGTCTGAGTACTTAGTATTCTACCTGCAATAAAACTGTCGTAAAGAGCCTGTAACTTATCCATATTGTCTATTAATTTATTGGATTACCAAAAGCATCCACATTAAGTTTTTTGTTAGTCTCTTGTCTCTTACTTGTTCTTTTAACTTCTTTTGAAGTTCCTTTACCTACAAGGAAAAATCCTAATCCTGATGTTTTAATATCTTCTTTTGTTGCTAGACTCCAAGAAGCTCGCTTAATATCATCTAATCCTTTTATTATTTGTGCACTAATCTCGTCTTCAGTTCCCTCCATATTAATTCTAGCAATTTCAACATTACCGTCTTTAACAGTAACTATATCACTACCTGCTTTTGCAGTACCAACTACAAGTTTGTTTCCTCCCGGAATTGATTTTAAAGCAGATTTAATTGCAGTTTCTGTTAAGGTTTCATCAAAGTTATTCTCATCATCTTTTACAAATGAATCAACACTTATGAATTTATCCATTTCTCTTAAGAATGTATCTTCTTGTGTTTCATCTATTTTTTGATTACTTGCTCCAAATCCTTTTGATTCAGCATTAAAACTTCTTTGAGGATTAGTTGAACTTGATTTCAATAAAGTATCTATATTATCAATTTTCTTTGTAGCAAAGAAATTGGCTGCTCCTGTAACCCAAGCATCTTGTGTCAATCCTGTGTTTGTGTTATCCGCAAAATCTAACTCTTCAGGTTGTCTACCATCTGTATATGTAATAATTACAGACTTAGCGTTTCTGTCAATGGTATCTATTGCAGGATTAGAACTTCTTAAGAAATCTATCGCTTCATCTACCTCAGCAGCATTACCATAATAAAGCTTAGCAACATTAGAAAGAGATGACTTTTCACCACCTACTTTATTAGCGTTGTTTGTGTCATTTGTAGTAGGAGATTTGTAATCATTAACTGATACTGCTTTTTTCTCTCTATTAACTTTGTTTCTAATAGCCGTACGCATATAAGCATATACCTCATCCTCTTGTTGTTTGGAGTTAGGGTTTATGCTCTCATCAAAAACAGGCACAACTGTGCCTCCTTCTCTGCTCATTAGTATTAAACTCTTATCTTTTTTTGCTTCTTCTACATCAAAAGTAAAACTGTATTCTTTATTGTCTTTGTCAGCTACTACAAAATCAGTAAGTACAGATGAGATGTTATATCCATTTCCTGAGAGCTGACCTTTAATCCAATCGTTCTCAGCCGAAAGATATAAGTTTGCAACTTCACCTTCTTCTGTTGTTAGGCCTAAGTTTTCCATGTCGCTTTTAGAAAGCTTTTTTGAAAACGGGTCTATAGATGTAATTAACTGACCTGCAGAAGTTCTACCACCTGTTACTTTAGCAATTTCTGTCCACGCTCCTGTAGCTTCTACCCATTTTGAAGTAGCTGCCTCAACATTGTATTTATCAAAAGTACCTGTTATTTGACCACGCAATGCACTTACTGCAACTAAATCATTAGGGTTTGAAGATATTGTGGTTAATCCTGTGTCTTTATTTTTTTCTCTATAACCTGCACTAACTTTTCCTGTTTGTGGATTAATGACTAATTCACTTCTATTAAAATTTGCAAATCCTTCAGCATTCTCCATAAGCCACACTTCCATTTTCTGAGAAGCGGTAGCAGGGTCTTGGCTTTTAAACCTTTCCATTTTAGTAGCGTACTGTGCTTGATAGTCTTCAATTAAATTAAAAGCATTTTCAGTTCCGTCAAGTAAATTTTGACGCATTTGAGTATATTCATATTGGTCTATACCTCCTGCTCTTAATAACTTATCTTGTACAAGAGTAACTTCTCTTGCATTATCAGCATAGGCAATACCCCAATTTCTAATAGTATCACTTTCTCCTTGAGGAATGACATCTAAAGTTTTTTGAAATTGTCTTGTGGCTTCATTAATAGCACCCTTCTTGTCAATCCTTGTTTGTATTTCATCTTGAACTACGTCAGATAACTGTGTTGTTACCTCAGCCCAATTTATTGCTGCCTGAGGGTCTCTCGGTTGATATTTATAGTATGTTGCCATTTATAGTCTTACATTTTTTAGATAGTCAAATGGGTCTTGAAAAGTTTTTGGTGCATAATTTCTAGACAAAGGATTGCCCAATTGGTCTATTGCTTGTTGAAAATCAAATTTTGCTTTTTTCTCAATTGGATTAAGAACAGGAGCTACGGGAGCAACTACGCCACCTGCCCCAACTACAGGAGCTGCGCCGGCTTTCCCTTTGGTCTCTGCTTCTAATTTAGCTGCTTCTTCTGCGGCTTTAATTTGAGCTTGTTTGTCCAATGCGGCTTGTTCAATCTCTGCATCCTCAATAGCTTGTTTGTCTTTAGAGTATAAAGCAAAAGCATTTATACCATCTGCTACTGCACCGATAGTGTTATTAAGTCCTTGTGTATTTTGTATTGCTGCTCTATTTTCAAAAGCTGCTGCAGCTTGCTGAGCACCTGCGACCTCTTGTAAGTCCATACCAACACTTATATCTCTAAGTCTTGAATCTTCTTCTGCTTTCTGTGCTTCAAGGTCGAATAAATCTTTATTCATTTCATCACGAATCTGACCTTGACCTTCTTGTTGTTGTGCTAATACTCTTCCTGCGGTAGCCGCTCCTCCTCTTTCGCTTTCAACACCTGCTTCTAATGCCTGTGCTCCTGCTGATAGCATTGCTTCTCTTTGTCTTTCGTAAGGTTCTTTGTTTATTGATAAAGCATCTGCGAAATTAACTTCAAGCTTTCTTCGTGCTTCCTCCATTTTTTTGTCAGCATCTCTTTCTGCTGCTTCTGCCGCACTTCTTGCTCGGTTTGCCGCAGTAAATGACATGATTGCTCCTGTTCCTTTTGCAGCAACACCAACTCCTGCAGAAATTAATAATGCCGTACCTGTTGCAATTCCCATATTATAATAGTTTTATCATCTCTTTATTGTAGCTATCTCCCTGTGCATACCCTTGCTTTTCATATGTCTCAATTAAGCTATTGCTTTTAATTAAAGCATATGCATATTTTGCTCCTGTAGACTTTGCTGCTTCTGTTAATCTTTCAATTAACAAGCCCATAGCTTCCTTTCGCTGAGGTTTTTTTCTGTATGTTTTACTTGATATAATCCAATCAATCCAAGCTACTTTTGAATTGGTATTGTAAATATATCCGGCACATATTGGAATATCATCATCAAAAATAATAATACCTCCTGTTCCATTTTCAGGAAGAAAGTCTTTTAATGGAGCATCCCATCCCCAATCTTGCCACCACCCTAATAATATATTGTCATAATTATCGTCAGTAATCTGCTTTATATTAAATTTCATTTACTAGCAAAGATAGTAAATTTATGGGTAGCTTTTCATTACTTCAGACTCTACCGTAAAAAGGTTTATAGGGATTGTGTCTACATTTGTAATTGTGAAGACACCGTAGTGTCCTAATATACCGTGCGATTCTGCTACTGCATTTTTAATGTATAAGAAAAAAGCATCTTGAATTGGTATCGCTACTGCAGGTGCTGCAATATTTATCACTATATTATTTACGCCATTTGGCAAATCAATATTTATTGATGTTATTGTTCCTGCTAACTGAGGAGCGGTATATGGTGGCAATGCAAAATAAAGCGCATCTCCAACTGACATTATTGTAGACAAATCTGTAGACAAATCAAAAGAAACTATTGTTCCCCCTGTAACTGACTCACTTCGTCCAATACCATTTAAAGAACGTAAAACGTATTCACTAGCTTGTGCAGGAATAGTTCCTGCGTTTCTTACAAAAGCATAAAAACTTCCTTCTTTTTCTTCATAATAAGATGCTTCAACAAAACCTCCTACTTGTATATCACTAGCAAGCGTAATAGACCATCTTGAATCTCCCTCTAAATTAATTGTTTTAAAAATTTTATTTTCAAGAGGATTATCATTAAAAACAGATGTAACAGTACTATTGTATTGAACACCGTAGAAGTTGTTTCGTGTTTCGTTTGTGTTATGACGGTAAAGGTTACCCCCGTTAAATGAATAGAAGTAGTTATTCATACCTATCATGTAATCAGGGTCATAAGAATAGAATGAAGGCCATCCATTTACTCCTTCGTCATATACTAAAGTGTTTGCCATTATTTATTTTTTAATATTATTTCCATTTTGTTTCCAATCTATCCAAAAACCTACCGCAACCATTAAGTGTAAAAATATAGATAAACCATATTCATACATATTATGCCATGTTGCAAAATGTAAGTGTACATGGCCTATCACCCAAAACGGTATAGCCATTTGTTGACTGTACCATATTAAAAAGAATATTACAAATCTTTTTATTCCGCACAATGTACTATATCTCCGCATTCATAAACTATTCCGTTAGTCGCAGTTGCATCAGGTGTTGCTCCTGAATTTAATTGTTGAATTGTTCCACAATAAGTTGCTCCTACTCCCGGTGTTCCTACTTGAAATTGAATAACATCTCCAATTACATTATTGAATGTATTTGCAACTGTGTAATCTAAAGCACTTGTACAATCTCTAAGTTGAGCAGTATCACAGTTTGCTATTTCTTCTATAATACCATTAGTTACTTTAATATATTTTGCACTATCTATTCCATAATAACCATTGGCTGCTTCTAACACTCCATTTGTGTCTTGAAATACGAAATCATGCAATGCAGGAACTCCTGCAGTACCTGTTACAGGCATATTATAAAGAAGTGAGTCTCTAACTTTTGCACAAGCTCCTCCTGATTCTGCATTATCAACAGTTGTGGTATTAAAGCTTATTAACTTTTGAGGACAGTCTACAGTAACATTCCATCCTGTAGTTGGGCAAGGCCCAATCATTTCTAGACTTATAACACTTGGAGTTGCAGCAGGCTTTGGTATAGCCATTGTACAAATCCCCGGAGAAGTTGCAGTTAATGCAAGTTGACCGGATATTATATTTCTACTATCTGTAGCTCCACTATCTACAAAAGCTCCTCCTACATAAGTATTAATAGGAACATTTGAAATAAGTTTTGGTAAGCCACAATTTGAAGTAGTAGCACCTACGTAAGTTGGAGTTCCGTTTTTTAATCCTTGTAAATAACCATAAATCTCAGAACTAAGTTTATTATTAACTACACTATTATAAGTTGCCTTTATACCATCAGGTATTCCTGAAGGCACAAAACGAATTCTAACTGCTCCTGTATCAGAACCAAGATTTACATCAAGACGAAAAATACCTGTTCCTCCTGCTGCTGAAACACTTGTTCCACAAGCAGTTGAACAACTATCACATATTTGTTCTGCTAATAATACACCATTTAATTGTTGTCTGCTTATAACTGAATCTGAATAAAATTGGTCAGGTGCAAGTGTCGTTAATGCAATATCTGCATAAACTGAAGTAGAGTTATTTAATGTTAATCCGTCTAAATAAAATGTTGCCATAATTTGATTTATTTTTAAGTTGGTTGTGATACACAACAACAAGCGTTAATTGCATTTGAACCAACACATAAGTCTATTCCTGTACTACTTCTATAATCCCAAATTAGATATAACTTGCTACCTGTACTAGGCATTCTAAAAGATGCCGTATAAGCAGTATTACCATTTGTTGGGGTTACAATAGGTGTTACAAGTGTTGAAGCCGTTACCAATGAATTTATATCAGCAGCATTATTACCATAAGCAGTATCGGTTCTTAAGAATCTAAATGAATCTTCTTTTACTAAGAAATCATAATCATCAAATCCAACTTTGTTTGATAGCATTGTTATTAAAGCATTGTCGGCAGGAATTACTCCTCCTCCTTGGAATCCTTTAATTTCTTTAAATAAAGATACAATTGGTGAAGCACCTGTTAAGAATTCTACACTTTCCGTATGTAACGGAGAAATAAATGTTCCATCTGACCATCTATATTCATCTGTAATAAACTTACCTCCGTCATTGTTGGAGTTTAAGTGAATTAGATTTATTGTAATTTCTTTAGAATCCGGACACTCATACGTTAATTCAATTGTTCCCGTTCCTAGAGTTTCTAATACTACATCAACAGTATCAACATTAACTTGGTTTTTATTAAATGTTAACACTCCATTTGCAACTACGCTTCCTGTTGTAAAAGTTTGTGCATTATATGTAGCTGATACAATAATAGGATTGCCTTCTGCTGAAAGAAATGAGTAACGTAAATCAACCTCTCCAACAAGAGCACCTAGGCTAACACAGAACTCATATCTATTACTTCCTAGCGATGTATAGGTCTGTGTAATACCACAACTTATACAAGGTATAGGATTAGGTGTTTTAATATTATTATTGCTTAAAACGTACTCATTCATGTAAGGGTCAAACCCTCCTAGTTTTTGAGTTTCAAAAGAAGACGTAAATAAATCTCTAAAATATCCTCTTAATCCAACTTTTGATACTACTACTAATTGTTCGCTTTTAGCACTTGTTCCTTTTAACAATATTACTGCACCTCTTTTGGCATCAGTAAAATATTTAGAATCACCATATAGTGCAAAACTTTCAGGATTTGAACTAATACCATATTCTTCAATTCTTGCTATCTGAGTTCCTAAAACTAAAGGAACTGTAGTTAATAAATTTCCTGCACCTGCATCAGAAAGTAAATTCTTTCCTGACAAGACATAAGATATTTTATCTTCCTGCAAAACAAGAACATCTGTCTCTCTTGCAAAAAGTTTTTGAATAGGCCCAAACGATGCTTCTAATGCTTTAAAATTTAGCAAGCCTCCGTTAAACTCATTTAATTTATTAACGTTTGATTCTTCATTATAGATACCACTATAAGTAATATCTGAAAATCTTTCTGCTTGTTGGAACTCTGTACCTTGAGTTGTAAGTGCTCGATTACCTAACACTAATGGTCTTCCTGTAATAGAATCTTGTATTTTAAAACTTTCTACACCATTCCCAAAAGCAAAACAATTAAAGAAATCTGTTTTAATTATTGCAGGAGTATTAGTTGCTATAACTTGATTTTGTGTATTACCTGTATGTTGACCTAAAGCATCTATAGGAAATGAATCTGAAGACTCATACCATAAATCAGGTTCTGCATCTTGTGCATTTGATTCAAAAACAATTGCAGTTACTGACCTTATAACAGTAATATTAACCTCTAAACGAGTTGCTTTTCTGTCGTTACCACCATACCCTTTAGTTGACCTTACTTGAAAGAAAGTACGTTGTTGAGGAGTTCCGGGAGAAGTTGTACCAACATAACAAGAAATTCTATTAACCTCACAACTTAAAAAGCCGGGAGTAGTTTGATAATTTGGGCCTGTAACACCTTCAACGTTTGTTTCTTGGCTTTCCAATGCAGCTCCTATATTATCTCCCTCAAACCATTCTTTAAAATTGTTATATAATGATGAGGAAGTAAATGTTGCATCAACTTCCCAACGTTTTGCAGGAACGCCTCCTTTACCTTTTCTTCTGTTTTTAATAACCATTGTTATACGAGTACCTTGTGGTATTGTATAATCTATAAATTGTCCGGGAATTGCAACGTTTTCTACATCAACAGGATAACTTATTGCTCGACATCCACCATTATTCGGCCCTACTACTTTTTCTCCATAAGCAATTACAGGATAGTCTCCAAGCTGAGTATTAAAATTATTTGCTTGAATTTTCATATAAGTTCCTGCGGGAACTAATAAAGTTTCATCTGCAGAGCCAACAGGAGGAGGGTCTAAAAATTCTCGTGGTTGTGCTTTTTTCTCTAAAACAGTTGTTCTAGTACATCTTTGTCTAGGGCCATTCGTATCTGTTTTAACAAACAACTCATCACCTTCTTCTATTTTTTGAGAATTCTGTCCGTCAACTAAAAAGAATGTTGCGCCTGATGATGGGTCTCTAAAAAAGAAATTTGAATATATTATATCATATTCTGACTTATCAGGTTTAATACAAAACTTATATCTTTTAGCCCATGAAGGAGCTATTTGTTCCGTAGGAATGGTTACGCTTATAGTATTAACTGTATCAGATAAAGAACAAGGAACGTGTTGTGTGTTATTAGCACTTACAAGAGCTGATGATGACCTGTTAAATTCATCCATATAAACAATAGCCACTTCATAATCTCTATTGCTTTTTAAACTTTTAGGGTCTCCAATTTCTTGAAATGCTGATTGAGCAAGTCTTATGTCATAATATGCATAAACTGTTTGTGTAACATCTGCAGGAATTAAAGAGTCAACATACTGTACTGCAAGAAGTTGAAATGTAATTTTCTCTGAAGTAGGACTTGATATTATTTCAATAGGTTGGTTTACTGCACTAATACCACTCTTAACTTTAAATAAATCATTTACGTCATTTTCAACTATACAATTAAATGCATCAGTAAACGTAGCTCCTTGACATGAATCTTGCACAGGCAAAATACCTGCAACTGAACCAACTCTGTCTATAAAATCTGTATTAATTGAAAGTGCATATGCACTTGTATAATCTTGTTGAAGTGTATAAATAAAATTAACCTGAACGTCTGCCTGTTCTTCTGTTGGGAAAGGAGTTTGTCCGGTATAACTATTAAACTTAAAACTTATATCAATATCTATAACAGAACCTGCTTTTAAAACAAGACCTGTTAAGTCAATTGAAAATTTAGCTTTAGAAGTTACATTACCATCAATTGTAAAATTAGCATCTAATGTTTCTGTTTCTATTGTTGAACTACCTACTTGTTGAGAATCTAATTCAAGAAAATATAAGAATTGAGTAGGAGTTGAAACTCCTTCAGAATTTACTCTTGCTAAGTCATAACCTTCTGTGTAGTTCCCATACATAAGCCTATTCCCCATAAGGGTTTGAGCTTGAGCAATTTTAGGAACATTATCAAATAATCTTAATATTTCTCCTGAAGGTAATATTGTAAAAATCTTACTATTACTAAATGTAAAAGTATAATCTGTATTGTCAGCGTACCCTAAGTCTTCTTTGTTTAATTTCTCTATAACTTTAATTACAGAACTATTCATGTCCTTAAACAAAAGGTCTATCTCTGTAACAAGTGGCCCTCCTGAATTGTAAGTTACATCACACATGTTTGACGTGTTTAACATTCCTGCATTTAAAGCAGTAGCTAAATCATAATCAAATATGTTAGGAATAAAAGAAGGTTCACTAAACTGCGATGTTGCAGAATATTCACCATCTTCATATCTATATCTATATGCAAAACAAATAAATCTGTTTTGTAAAAAATTATCTTCTGTATTGGTAAATAATGGAACAATACTCGGAGAAGTTGTTGGTGGTTTTTTAATCACCTTAATTGACTCCGCACTAAATCCATCTATATTCCCAACAGGATTCCCATAATTTTTTGTAATATTAAATTGTCTTGGAGGATTAATGTTGTCTGTAAAGAAAACTAAGTCTTCTATTTTGTCTACTCCTGTAATAAGAAATTTATTATCAAAGTCTAATGTGGTATTTACTCCACCTCCATCATTTATACTTATAATATGATAAGTAAGTAAATCAGTTATAGTATTGTATGACAATATCATATCTACTTTTCCTGTAATAGAAACTTCTACAGGTTCTGTATTAGATGTAATAAACCAATATACAGTTTCATTAGCACCATCCTCAAAAGCTCCAATACAACGAGCTCCTACTAAAAGAGTTCCTTCATATCTAATATCAGTAAGTTTGTCGTTTCCTTTTGTGTTCTCAACAACTCCTATTTCAGAACCTTCTGTAGAACCCATACGGATATTTAATGCATCAATGTACTCCCCGTTTGGCACGAGTCGTTCATCAACCATTTTGTTCATTTTACCCTGTATAAAATTTCTTGAAAGATTTGCCATACTATTTTATCCATTTATCTTGCCCTCTTAGATTCTGTAATAATCTTCCGGGATGTATGTTGCTAATTCTAATTTTTGCGTTTCTTAGTAACGCAGTTTTACGCTTAAGCATACGCTTAACAATATATTCTTGAGTACCTACTTTAGAACCAAGTATGGCATACTCAACTGAAGCATATACATATTCTTCAAATAATTTGTTTACTGTAATTTTACTATCATCACCACCTTCCATACCGTCAGATATGTATTCAAGAATCACTAAATTTTGACCTACACTTGAGCTAAAGTTTATTACTCCGGCTTTTCTATCTATAGTAAAAGTTGGATTAGCATTTGCAGTTTCAGTATTTAAACCAAACCTTGCTCCAATTCCATAATCAAAATACCAATTGCCATCAACGTTATATCCAAGTTGTCCGTCAAATTGACCACCATTCCCGTCTAAATATATACTTGGTTTAGTTCCTGAAATTCTATCAATATCGATAGTTGAATCTTCAGGTCTTAAAATATTACCTGCTTGGTCAAATAAGACTCTACCTGTTTGGTCTTGAAGATATGCTTGAGCACTTTGAGCTTGAATGTTTTCACTTAATGGATATAATATACCATCTCTATACATAGATATCCTAACCCAATTTACATAATCAGGAGGAAAAACAAATCTAAGACTGTCATCAACTGATAGTTCTAGTATTTTTATTTCTTTAAATGCATCGTAGTTTAATTCCTGAACTGCTCTCTTAGCGTGAAACAATATTTTAAATCGTTCTTCGTTATTTACAAGACTATGATTGCCTTGATACATTAACATAAAATTGTTAACTATGTCGTATAATGAGACATATTGATATGAGCCCCAATTAACATCTTCAGGTGGATTAACTCCATTGTCGTAGTACTGAAATTCTGATATATATGCCATTATGATTCTTCTTGGTTATCTTGGTTTTCTTCTGCTTGTGCAAATGAATAAACATCCGCTTCTCTAATCATAACTCCTGCGTATTGAAGTATTTTTAAAATCAATCCTACTTCATCATCAAGAGGTATTTCAAAGTCTTGATAATCACTACTACTTTGGTCAAAAACAGGAGTTCCGTTTACCAAAGTGATAAATGTCCATTTTGGTTCTAGAGGATACCTTAAGTATTGTGCTTTTACCTGACCTATATTACTTATAGTGTTTGGATAAGCAGTTAAGTTATTTGCTTCTTGTGTGTAAGAGGGAAACGTTAAATTTGGTGCAGTAAGTAATGAATTGTTTAACATAGTTATTTTACTATGCGTAACTTTTTCTGCTTCTTCAAATTTACTTGTGCTAAGGTATATTGCGTAAGGTCTTCCAATCGCATTTAAATCATTTCGATTAGTTGTTATTGTTGTTGCATTATCTATAATAGTGACAAGAGCATATTGAACCCCTCCGTTTTCATACGCTATAACATCACCAACACTTATACCAACAGTAAAGTCAGCAGTAGAATCTATAAGCTTGTTAGAACCTCCTGTTGTTGCAGTAGTGTTTCCACTCGCTAATAGCGTTTGGTATATTATTGCTTTATTTAATAAGTAATAATCATCTCCTGTTGTTAATTGAGATGGAAGCGAATAAAGATTTCCAAGAATTTTTACTAATCCTTTTGTTTCTGAAAATATTTCAATAGCTTCTTCTATACCTTTTCGTATATCTGCATACCCCGTTCCTGATTGACGAGCGTTTTCCTTGTTAATCTGATAGTTGTACTCATAAAAATAATTTTCAAAGATGTCTAACTGTGCTTGCTTTGCAAATAAGTTAAAATCTGACGGAGATAAATATCCGTAATTGTTTTTATTTAGCACAGACAGAACTGTATTTCTTACTGTGTTTATCATTATAAACTTTTTTGTAAAGATAAGCAAAAAAAAAGAGGGGCTTAAAATAGCCCCTCCTTTGCTTAATTGAATTTATTGTTTAATTACTTGAGTAGTTTTTCAAGCATTTTAAGCTCTTCAACACCTTCATCAGTTTGTAAATATGACGCTACAATAAACATAGGGTCTTCGTTGTAAGGTACTGTAAGCATTCGTGTTTTGTTACTTGTTGTGTTATACCACACTTCTTTTTTATTCTTTCTAAATGTCAATAATCCCTTATCAAAAAACAAGGCAACATTTGCTTGTAATTTTAACATTGGGTCTCCTAAAACATTTATAAAGTTTTGTGGTTCTCTTTTGGCATATACCAAAATATCACGTCTTAATTCTGCAGTTGAGGTTCTTGAAGTATCTATTCCAAAAAGAACTCTACTTACATTCTCAACCATATCTACACTTAAGTTTCTTGCTTCAATTAAAGCATCTACCTCAAGATTAAGAGTATTTACTATTTCCGCAGCATCTGCTGCTTTATCCACCTCAACGAATCGTTTTCCGTTTAAAGGATGTAGTGACATGAATTTCTGTAATACTTGATTTTCTTTTCCAACATTTAAAAACCCATCTTCAAAGATAACCGGTTCTAAAATTGCATTACCATCTTGTTCATCCTCGTAAGGACTTTTTTGGTTTTTGGCATAACGAAGTGCTCGGTTTTCACCTGTGTCTTCATCAAAATGCAATAGAGGAAATCTACGTGAGTTACGTGTTGGCAGCATAAAAGAAAGAGGAGCTGATTCTCTTGTTAATTTGTATTGTCTTGCGACAAAAGTTATTTGTTTTTTCATTTGATAAGATTTAAAATTTATGATAAAAAAGGGATAGTGTCCTTGAAGACACCATCCCTTATAATATTAATCTTCTTATTCAGAGAATATGAAGAAGTTATTTGCACCTAATGTACATACTGCTCTTTCAGAAAGGAAATTTACTTCCATTGCATCTAAACTAGAAGTCTGAGCACCGCCTGCAGAACCTGTAATCCAAGTTTTGTAACGTCTGTCCTCAGTTTCTGAAGCTCTGTATCTTACGTGTAAGAAAGGTCTCTTAGCATTTTTTCCTAAGACTTGGTCATAAACCGATGTAGAACCTGCAGGAACTAACAATCCATTTACTCTACCTGAACCTGCAACAGTAGAAAGTCCACCTCTCATTGTTGGGTCATTCAAATATTTCCAATCAGACTTGTAAAAGTCATAACCTCTTCTGAATCCTGTAAATCCTAAATTCAATGCCATTGTATCGTCATTGTCAAAAAGACCAAAAGATGCAGAGTTAGAAGCACCACCTACAACAAATCCGTTTAATGAAGCTAACATATCATCAATATCGAAAGAGAAATCTCTGTCAACAAATATTACGTTTTCTTCAATAGCACCTTGCTTGTCTAAACGACTAACAATAGTATCGAATTCAGTTAATGTAGTTGGGTTTCCACCACCCCATACGTTACCTCTTTCAGAGACTACGTAAAAGATACCTTCAGAACCTTTGTTACCTATATCACCTTGTGCTGCATTTAATTGTGCACCTGAACCTGCTACTGCGGGTACTGCTTCAATCATTGCAGTCTCAAGATAATCGTCAAAACGTAATCTTGTTTCATGCTCTGATTTCATGTACCATAGGTATCCTGCTGCACCATTTTCAGTTGTTACTTCAACCCATCCAATCTGTGCCATATCAGAACCTGATACTGCATACTTATCTTTTATGATAATTGGAGAATTTTCGAAGAAGATATCATCAGCTTCTAAAGAACCTACCATTCCGTTAGTTCCTTTTTTAAATTCAGAACCATAGATGAAGATTGTACATACTTGTCCTGCTGCCGGTACTTGACCTGCTAATTCATAATAAGCTACATCAATTGTACCTGCTGCGATATCAACTGCACTTACGATAGCTTTGTTAGAACCTGTTCCTGCATTATCAGAAATCATAATAGTTTGACCTACTCTGATAGCTAATGGTCTAGCAACGGGGCTAGGTGCTGCGGGAGGGATAGGTACTAATGCATCTGCAATAGTAAAAGTTGCTACTCCTACTCCTGCTGCTGCTGCGGTTGTACAGTTAACATACTTAGTATGTAATCGTCCTTGCTCTGCCCATTTAATTAAATCTGAGTTAGAAGGCATCTCTGCTCCTACCATACGTAAGAAAGATGAGATGGTTCTATTACCATAACGTTCAAATTCTTTTTCATAAGTATCCGGTAGATACTGATTCAAGAAATCAAAGTTTGTAATATAGTTACTTGCCAAAGGAACTTGTTGCGCCGAAGGCTGCAACTGAAATCCCGGGGCTGCGTTTACTTGTCCTGCCATTTTAGTGTTTTTTTAAATTAATAAATTATTTTTTTCTACTTCTAATTTTTAAGCCACGTCCACTATCAGGGTTCATGGCTTTGTATTGAGTTCCTCCTTTTGATGATACTTCAGGTGTATTACGAGAAGACATGTTAACGTTCTTAGTCTTTCTTAATAAATCATCAGTACCTTCAGACTTGCCTTGCTCATAAAAATGCTTGGCAAATTTTTCCGGATTCATCGCTACTGCTAGTGCTTTATGATATCCAACTGCATCTCCAAGTAAACCATCATCATTCAAAAACTTTTTTATAAAGTTTTGAGGATTAGATTGTAAACTTTTTAACTCAGTTGAGTCTCCCGGAGTATACGTGACACTTTTGTTATCATCAATGGTGAACTCAAAACCTTTGAACTCGCCTCCGAAAACTTCTTCTGTCTTTTTAGTAAACCATTCAGATTTACGTTTCGTTTCCTCTTCGTAAGTACTCGCTTCATTTACATATTGCTTATACGCTTCCATTTCTTTTTGGTCTGTTTCCGAAAGAGACTTCCCGCTTGACTCAAGAGGAATTCTGTATTTTTCTTTTTCAGACTCAAAATAATCTTTGGCCTTAGCAATTGCTTTCTTTTTTGAGAGTTTAGCCTTTCTAACAGTTATCTCATCGTCAAGGTCTTCATCATAGGAATAATCCATCATCATTCCATCAATGTCCTCATCGTCAAGACCTCTTTCAGTCGCAACTAAATAGTCTCTCAATATTTTATCAGGATTATCGCTATCAAAATCTTTGCTCAAAGCAACGAAATCTTCAAGACCACGTCCTGTTTCTTGTTTATACTTATAGTAGGCCGCAACATCTTCAGGTAATTCCTGAGTTTCTTTACGTACTTCATTTAGCTCATCTAAAGAACTAATTTCTCTACCATATCTTTCTTTCATAAATGAAAGAATATCTTCTTCTTTTAATTCAGACTTAGTAGGTTCTTCTACTTTTGTTTCTGAAGATGGTACTTCAACTTTTTCTGTTGTATCGTTAAATTGTTCTTCGTGTTTTTCTAACAATTTTTCTTCTACTTCTGCAACAGACTTTTGTTCAGCCTCATCTACTAATTTTACATTTTTGTATTCCATTTGATTTGATTTTAAATTAATAATTTTATCTCGGACTAAATTCAGATAAGTCAAATCCATCTAAACTATCCTCGTTTGATTCAAAACTCATTGGAGGTAAGTTGTTTTTTCTTTGATTAATTAATCTGCTTTGTTCCGTATTTTGTTGGCTAATTCTTGAAGCCTTTCCTGAATCTCTTTCTTCCTCTCTTTGTGACAACGCATCAACTTCCATACCACGTAATTGCATATTCATCTGAAATTCTTTATCCATTAACATAGATTTTAATTCAGCTTCCTGTTGCATTTTCGTCATCATTCCATCAATCTCAGCTTGTTTAATTTGCATTTTAGCTTGAGTTTCCATTTGCAATTGTTGCATAGCCATTTGACCGGCTTGTGCTTGCATTGCTTGAGCGGATTGTGCTTGAGCGGCTTGTTGTTCTTTTGCTAATTTTTCTTCTCTATCTTGTTTAGCTTGTCGCTTAACTTTAAGAAGTTGATTAGCAACTTTAAGGTTTTTAAGTTCTCTTATATCGATAGCATCTTCAAGGTTTATATCTCCTTTAGATAAAGCCATTTGAACATTAGCTTCTAATTGAGCTCTTTGTTCTTCATCAGGTGCTACTTCTATAAAAATCCCAAAGTCATATATATATAAATCAGAAATTTCATTAAGTATATTTACATTGTACTTACCAATTTTATTGACAAAATCATCTTTAAAATCAGCGTACTCTAAAATATCTGAAACTCTATATGTTAATGCTTCCCCTAAAGTTCTAAACATATATAAACTTCCGTCTAAAATATGTCTTGTTGCAGTATTAGAATTTAATGCTGCTAACTTCTGTACACCAACTAAAGAGTTGGGGTCAGGTTTGCTTCCGTCTCTCGCTTCATTTAAGCCTGTTACAGACCTAATCATATCCATGTAATGATTATAGTTGCCTATAAGCATTTGAGTCTTTCCTGCTCCTGAATTAGAGTTTAATTGAGTAATAGGAATTCGTGCTTGATTATATTCTCCATCTCCCGTATAGCTTCTACCAATAACACTACCTGTTTGGAAGTATAATCGTAAAGCATCTTCAGGATTGTAAGCGTTTCCTGTTCCAAGGTCAACTTCATTTAATCCATCTGCATCAATAAAAACACCATCAGGGACAACCTTAGCGATTACCTGTTGTAGTTTAAGATGAGTAATTTGAATAAGGTCAGCAAATGGTATCATTCTTCTAACTAATGATTCCAAAACACCTTTATACATTCTAGGAGCACAAGCTATGTAATTTGGAATAGCATGCTGAGAGGAAGACTTTGGTCTTACCATATTCTCTGCAACTTCCCATTTAAGTAAATAGTTAGTTCCCATTACCATTACTCCTTCATACCAAACATCAATAGTTTTAGAAACTTTCTCAAAACTTCCTTCTTCCATCATCTCTTCAGATGGATTGAATTCGTCAGTTTTCTCAACCATTTTCATGTTACCACTTTCTTTTATCTTTTTCTTATAAGTAAAAGTTTTAGTAGTCTTGTAATTGAAATACATTAATGTAACAGTATCTCTATAAAATATATCGTTATTGTAATATTGTGCTACGTTATAATAATCATACCAACTTTGACCGCTTTTAGCAATCTCTTCCAATTCTGAATTTGTAATATTCGGCTTTATTTTTCTAAGTTCGATAATAGACATAGTCTTAATCTCTCCCCAATAAAAACAATCTTTAAAATGCGGGTCTTCAGTATAACTGTAAACTACATTTGCAGGGTCAACGTATTTAACATCAACTCCTGAACCCGGAAGGAACTCGTGTTTAGAAACTGCAATACCTAATACGGTAAGGTCATAATCTAAACGTCTTCTTACATCAATATAATGATTCTCTTCTAGTATAGTATTAATAGCTTCTTCTTCTGCTATTTCTATAGCAGGTTTGTACTTAAGTTGCATATATAATGCCAATTCCTCATCGGTAGTTGGCAGCTCTTCAGGATTCATAGAGAAAGGATTTGCACCTGTCTTATCCGCAACTATATCTAGTATTGGTCTAGCGAGCATTTGCCCTTCTATTAAATCTTGAAACTTACTTCTTTTTGATTGAGACAATGCATCTTGTGCAAAAGCCTTAATTTTAAATAATCTATCAGACATCCCATTTACTACAATGTCTACGAACTTGGGCATAACAGGAACGGGTGTCCAATCTAAATTTAGATAAGACAGGTCGCCATCAACCGCTAATTCGTTTTTATACTTACCAACAGACTGCTCTCCACGAGCGTAGAGTCTAAGCCTATGGAAACTTCTCCATTGGTCATAAAATCTACATTGTGCTCCGTCCTTTTTGAACCATTCATATTGAATAGCTTGTCCGATTTGAATACCGAACTCATCTGTTGCTTTTTCAGCATCAGAAGCAAACTGACTTGGGAAGCCTGCCGATGTTATGTTTACTTTAACATCTATCATCTAATAATTTCGCTTATGTTCCCTTTGTTATTATACCTCGCAAAGTTAATGTTTATTTTTGATTGTTTTTTCTCAGTTTGATAAAGATGTTTTTGTGTGCCCATAATTGCTAAACCTGAGGATATACTAGCATCAAACTTAGTTCTATTACTAATATCAAATTTTGCCCAATCTTCTAATGTTCTTATAAACGGCATTGTGCCAATATCGTCTTCTCCCATAAATCCTATGTATTGTTCTATATAAGACTCTATGGCTGAGGCATGAGCTTGCTTAACCGCTTCACTTGAATTTGGTATTCCTCCTAACTCTTTTTCAGTTTTAGATAACTTAATAAATTGTTTGTCGGGTCTATTCATACTAAACCCTCGGTATCCTCTGTTTTTAAAATGATACAGTAAACGAGGCTTATTGTTTTCACATAATATTGGCATTCCATAAAATACACAAGCCATTAAAACATCTTCAAAAAATATTTCCGCAGTTTGAGGTCGAGCTACATATTCTAAAAAAAACTCATTACTAGGAGCATCATCCATGTTAAACTTTGTTAACCCATGAAGAGCACCATTAGAACCTCCTCCTCCAACAGTTCCTGAAATGTCATAACTATCACATCCAAATATGCCAATGTGCTCATTGCCCGGATATTTAATTCCATTCTTTACTATTATTCTATTTTGCAAATTTGGATTTGGTGTCCAACTAACTCTAAACCTTCCACTTTTATTAGGTGAAAAAATAACCTTAGTATCTTTAATACCATCTTTCCAATTAAAACTACCTACTGTAACGTGATGTTCTGTTACACGAGAATCATTGAAATCTATTTGCTGATATATTCTTGTTAAATTAAATAATGATTGTTTGCTTTCATCTCTAAAAGCATGAGATTCAGTTCTAGGAAATTGTCTATAAAACTCATTTAATGCGTCAGCATCTTGTTGTAAAGAATCTACTTCATCTTGCCAATAATTAATTGCTCCTTTATAAATTAATTCATTATCTACACCAAGTACTGCTACTTCAGGAGTTTTAAAAACAGGCATCCCATACTTATCAATAAAACCTTCCATATTCCATTCCATAGGAATAAACAAAGAATACATTCCGCTTTTAGTTTGTCCGTTTGCATTTCTATTAGTTGCATCAGAATCTTCGTAAAGCTTTTTAAAGTTATCTCCACCTTTGCTTAATGCATTAGAGGTTGAACCCATCATACATTTACCTATAATTTTACTACCTAATCTCAAACAAGTCTTAGTTACCCTCCAATTGTTTAATATATTATTTGGTTTAATCCACTTCCCACTTTCATCATGTACTAATAACAATAGTTTTTCTCCATCATAACTATTGTCATCTGTATTTTTCCAATCTATTGTAGTGTCAAGACCTTGAATGTCATTGTCTGCTACAGTAGTCATATTTTTTTTGGTAATTTTTGCAGCAGGAACTCTAAAAGCTAATTCTGTTTTAGGTTTGTCCATACCGTCTTGAACGGGCTTGAAAAAGAAAGGAAGTCTATTTGCTATAGGAACTACCTTATCAGTAAACATTTTTTTAGCATCACCCCCTGTTTTAGAAAGAATACCAACTCTTGCATCTTTTACAAGTGTCCCTGTATTAACACATTCAGAAGAACTCATAAATGAAAAACCTGAACGTCTTATTTTTAGATAAGTCATTCCGAAACTTCTTCTATCAGCTTTAGATGCTTCCCAATAAATATATAGAATTCTGTTTGCCTCTCTGTAATCAGGATATCCAACATCAATACTTGTCCATTGCAAATACATATAATGCGCTCCTGTAATATAAGTAGGCTTTCCTTTATTCATAAAGAAAACTCCTTCTTCTCTTCTATCAAACTCTTCCTCAATGTAATCTACCCATCGTTCTTTAAACTCAGAAGGCATATCATTCCATTGAAATATAGATTGTATTTTTTCTAATTCTTTTGAGAGAATACTTCTTTCCCAATATTGTTCTTCTATTTTTTTGTGTCTTTGAAGACACTTTTTAGGCTCAAGAGGTAATCCTATTCTTAATCCTTGTATTTCTATAATATCTCCTAACTGACCTGTTTTTGATATAACTACAAAATCATATTTTTGGTCATACCCATACACCCACGACTTAGCTTTGTTTTTATTGCTAAGTACGTTTTTAGGTATATAATTAGATATAACCCTGTATAAATTATTTTGACCTTCTTTCTGCAAATCCTTGTTTTGTATCAGTTCTACTTGCTCCTTGTTCAGATATTTTTATAGCTTCTCCTTCTGCTTCTATTCTATTTAATATTTCAAACGCATCAAATATTGCTAACTTTTTTGTAGCGGCTGCATTCTTTAATCTATCTGCAGATAATTCATCTTCAGGGTCGTGTTTAATAATCTCTTCTTTAGCTACTTTTATTAGTTGCTCTACGGCTCGATGACCTGCTTCAATTATTTTTAACTTTATTTTTTTATTCATTTTTATAAAACATTACATAAACTATTCTCCCTGAGTCCCAACTTTTGTTTGGGTATTTACTATGAAAGTAATTAGCAGGATAAGATATTAGTCTATTAGGTTTATACCCAATAACACTTTTAAGTTTCCATTTTTCTAAATTATTTGAATCTTTTTCTAATATTAAATCATACTCTTCGTTTGAAATGTCTAAGGACATTGTTTCCCCCATTTCACTATGTTCCCAAAAAGCAGTACCGTGTAAGGTGTCAACTTTAGAGTCAGACAAACATAAGACTATAGCTCTATCAGGTTTTTCTCCCTTGATAATAGTATCAGCGTGTATTCTCCAATCAGTATCTACTTTTTCATTAGAAATTCTAAAAAATGATAATATTGGTCTAATAGGTTTATTCTCACAAACACTCAACTCAAAAGAAACTAAATCATTAAGCGATTGATTGCTTTCTTGTATCCAAAAACTTTTATCACCATATGTAACTTTTTCAAATTCATTATTGTTTAAATGCTCCATTAAGGAGCTATAAACAGAATCTTTTAAAAAATTATCTTTTATATATATCACAGTTTTAATGTGATTTGATGGTCATAAAGGCGATATAGTTTTTCTCCATCTACCTCAAATTCATATTCACTTTCAGGTTTAAAAGAAACTTTGTCTCCTTTATTAATTCCTTTACTCATTAAATATTTGTTTGGATATTTCATTGTACCCACCAACGGCTCTTCACTTACGTTTTTGTAGATATAAGAATCAGATGTGGCAATAGGCTTGATGAAACAATACCTATCATAGGGTTGCCAACCTGTGCCGTTATGGTATAAGAAAAATTGGTCAGGCTCTATAAAGAATAAATTATCTTTAAAAAAGCTTCTGCCGCTTTGTCTATTACCTTTAATGTCATTGTAGAATTTGAACACATTATGATGCACAAGAAGTGTGTCACCCTTTTTTATAGGGCCATCATATTTTAGTGGAACTTCAATTACTGTTGCCTCTCTATTTGAAAACTTATGGTCTTCTTCAGAAGTGCTTGTAATAAAATCTATTCCACCTATTTCTTTAGTGTTGTTATATCGCCTTCCTTTTACAGGTTCGACTATAAAAAAGAATGGTGATTGCATTTGATTTCATTTAATTAAAAATTTATGTTGAACTCAATAGAGACGGGCATATTGGAAGTAAATTCTTTCCAAAGTAAAATCTCATCTTTATCATTTTGTATCCATATTTTTATAGATTCAGAATGTGAGTCAAAACGTATAAGATGTATCTTATGAGTGTTACCTAAAATTTCTTGACCTACTATATAGTGCATAGCACCTGATTTATAATCCGGGCCTATGGATATTTTTCGAATGTCCATGTAGTTTTTTTTAAGGAACTAATGTAGAAGTGATAACGCCTGCATTAGATATATCTAACTTGTAAACGCTTCCGTTTGGTGATTTAAGCTTAACATCGTATTGATTAACGCCAAGTGTTAAAACATCGCTTAGAAGATAATTCATTGTTGCGTTAGTTTCTTCTTCTACTTCTGTTCCAACTACTTTATCTGTAAGTTTTGGAGTTGTATCAATTGGATATGTACTTATTCTTGCCATCTTTTATTTTACGGAAGTCATGTCAGGTTTATCGTCTGCTGAAGTAACTTCTCCATTTTCAATATTAATAACTGCGTCTTTTCCGTACTTTTTAATTAAAACTGCTTCTTGTTTTGAATATGCAACTTTTAAACCTGATACTTTTTCTATTAGGTTGTTTTGAGAAATAACGGTATCTCCTAATTGAATCTTAGCTTGATTAAACTCTTTTACAAGTGTTTGAACTAATTCCAATTCTTTTGATGTTAAATTTTTCATTTAATTAGATTTTATTTATTGTTAGTTACAAATATACTATTTTATTTTTTCTTCTATCGTGCTAATTGAAGTCTAAATTGCTGCCCCTTAGTTGTAGTTACTGTACAGACTTGTGCTTTTTCATCAACTTCCATTCTGTCTATTCCTCCGGCTTCTTCATTGTTAATTAAAACAGGGAAGTCCGGGCCTGCCGGGCCTGTGTTTCCTGTGTTACCTTTAACACCTTGAGAACCTTGGCTTCCCGTAGAACCTGTTGCTCCACGAGCACCTGCTGCACCATTAGTTCCGTTAGTTCCATTTGAACCTGCCGTACCTGTATCACCTTTGATTCCCTGACCACCTTGTAATCCTTGTTTACCTTCTCCACCGGCAGAGCCTGTAAGACCTGTTAAACCTCTAATACCTTGGCTACCTTGAGAACCATTTGTTCCTGCGTTTCCTGTATCCCCTTTAGCACCTGCTGCACCGTTAGAACCATTAGAACCGGGTTCACCTTGCTCACCTTGTCCACCTTGAATACCTTGTAAACCTCTATCACCTTGACCACCTTGACTACCTGTGTTTCCTGTGTCTCCTTTGTCTCCTTGTGGGCCTTGACTACCTGTATCTCCGGTATCACCTTTTCCTCCGGCTGCACCGTTAGAACCTGCTGCTCCGGTATCTCCTTTAGAACCATTACTTCCGTTAGACCCTGCGTTACCTTTAGCACCTGTATCACCTTTAGAACCTTGGCTACCTGTGTCTCCTTTAGAACCTTGAGGCCCTGTTAAGTTTTCCGTTTGAAATTCAGAACCATCAGTATAACTGAAAATGATAACTCCGTCTTCGTCACGAGTAGATTTTATTCCGTTTCCGGTAGAACCTGTATCACCCTTACCACCTTGGCTTCCGGTATCTCCTTTTGCTCCTTGTGAACCTGTATCACCTTTTGCTCCATTATCACCGTTTGAACCTGCAGAACCTGTATTTCCTTTACCACCTTGGCTTCCGGTATCTCCTGTGTTTCCTTTATCTCCTTGTTCTCCTTGACCACCTTGGCTTCCTGTGTCACCCTTACTACCTGTGTCACCTTTACCACCTGTTTCTCCTTGAATCCCTTGAATCCCTTGAATCCCTTGGTCTCCTTGGTCTCCTTTATCTCCTGTGTTTCCTTTACCACCTTGAGACGTTGGAAGTGTAACTGACCCACCATCTGTTAAGCTTAGTGTAGTTCCACTTACACTTAATGTTTGTTGGTCTGCTGAGAAATTTAAGCTATTTCCTTCAGGCTCAATATTAATTCCCTTTCCGCGATTAAAATTAAGTGTGAAATTATTACTATCAACTCCTATTGCTTTTTCATCTTGAA